AACTGACCGCTCGGATGTAACCGACCATAGAACTTCAAGTACAAGCAACTTAGACACTAACAATGTAATTATACAAAGTGTTCATAAAAAAATAGCTGAAACTTTAAATTTACCAATCACCAAAGGAGAATCTTTGCAGGGTCAACTATATGAAGAAGGTCAATACTTTAAACCTCATAATGATTATTTTAGTGGGCCTGCCTATGATATGCACTGTTTAGCCTCAGGCAATAGAACTCACACTTTAATGGTTTATTTAAATGATGACTTTGAAGGTGGTGATACAAACTTTCCAAATAAACAAGTTTCAGTAAAAGCAGAAAAAGGTAAAGCTTTATGGTGGGAAAATATGAAAGATGGTAAAGTTTTAGAAGACACACTACACGAAGGGACTCCTTTAGTCAAAGGAAAAAAATATATTATTACATCTTGGTGGAGAGAAAATGGATGGGATGGAGCAGGAGATGAACAGCAACATAAAGAGTTAACTGAGACTAAACCTCAAGAACAGCCTAAGTCTGAAAGTAAAATTGTTAAAGTCAATAATAATATTATTGTAGATAGCGATAGCCCTATTCCTAAGCTCACACCTAATGGTTTTTCTTTACAGAAATGTCCACCTAAAATGTGGAATTTAATTCAAGAATGTTACAGTTTATTAAAAAGTAAAGAAGTAAAAGAGGAATTTGATGGTAAAGACCATTACGTTCCTGGTCACAGTACAATGTTAAGTTTTGACAATTTACCTACTGTAAAACAAATATTACACCAAGAATTACTTCCAATACATAGAGATTTTTGTGGTGTAGATATTACTCCAAGCTATGTATATGGCATAAGGTCTTATCTAAAAGGTTCTAGTCTTACAGAGCATGTAGATAGAATTGAAACGCATCATATATCATCTATTATTATAGTAGACAAAGACTTAACCTGTGGTTGTCAAAATAAAAAATATGCAGATGATTGGCCGTTAGATATAAAAGGACACGATGGAGAGTGGTATAAGATTTATGCGCAACCAGGAGATATGATACTGTATGAATCAGCTCTTTGTGAACACGCACGCAAAGAACCTTTTGGGGGCAAATATTTTAGAAACTTTTATATACACTATAAGTTAAATGATATTACACTTCCTAGCTCCTGAAGATAAAACCAAGTGGTCTCAAAAATGGCATGTATGTCTTGATTCTTGGAAGCGTTCACATTGTTGTATAAAAGTTTGGAACGATAAAGAAATAGACGAGTTCATTAAATGTAATGACCCAGAGTTTTATAAAGTATTAGACATGCTTCATAAGATATTTAAGTTAGACTATGTTCGTAGTTTAATATTAGAAAAAATAGGAGGTGCTTATATCGATATGGATATAGAGTTAATCTCTCCTTTTATACATCAAGTAGATAGAAATAAAATTTATCTTATGGGTGCTTCTTCTGGAGATGAAGTAGTTCAAAACAGTATGATGATATCTCCACCTTCTGATTTTTGGGGACGGTTCCTTACATATTCTCGAAAAAATATTATAGAAAACTTAGACGCAGTTAGAGCTTATCCTAATTACGAAGAAGAGCTTAGGGGGACAATAGTTAGAAAAACTGTTGGGCCCATAGCGTTATCTGATTTTATTAAACAAGACAAAGAAGATATTGAAATACTACCAGCTAATTTATTTAACAATTCTTACGGTATTTGTTTTACAAAACATCATCAAACTGGTATATGGGGCTTCATTGATTAACACCAATAAATTTTTGTAAATTTGTATTTAAATATATTTATTTATGGCGTGTACAAAAGGCTTAAAATATGAGTTAACGTGTCCCATAGGAGCACAAGGTGGAGAGTGTAGATGGTCGATTGTTTGTTGTGATGGAACTGTACAGAGAGTAACTCTTTTAGAGGGCGAAGTAGCGATACCATGTATTGACTCAGAAGCAACTAACTTTAATGGTGAGCCAGTTGCAAGAAATTCTCTTTCAGGTATTACGACACTAATGGATGTACCATGTGACACTGCATGTGGTGAATATAACCCAAGTCCAAACCCAACACCTCCTGTTCCACCTGTGCCTCCTGTACCCCCAAGTCCTCCGACTCCTCCTGCAACACCTAGTCCTGATTATTGTTTAGGTGCAGAAAACGAAGTAACAATACAAACGATTAGTGGTGGTAACAAGTTTGTTTTTGGAGGTAATTATGGAACATACGGTACAAATGTAGGTACGTATGTATTAAAAAATGTTCCCTCTGCACATCCAATTGCAATTCAAAATTTTAATTTAACTAATGTTATAACGTATACTGGAACTAATGCAGTAGGACCAAAAGTTGGTTTAGATGGAAATGTTTATACGTACTACTGGGGAGATGTAACAATAGAAGTTATTGGAGGATATGGAACAATTAGCTATGAGTGTTTTTACCATGGCTATATGGGAGGACAAAACAATTTAATATACAACTCTACAATATGTAGTACACCAACACCAACTCCTCCAACACCAACTCCTCCAACACCTCCAACCCCTAGTACGGTGCCGCCTGTTCCATCACCAGTTACCACCGAATATACATTAACGTATAGTGATTCGGTAAAAGGATGGCCGTCTTTTTATTCTTTTATTCCTGAATACATGATGGGTATGAATAATTATTTGTATTCATTTAAAGGTGGTAATATATATAAGCATAACACTAATGAGACTAGAAACAATTATTATGGTCAACAATTTAGTTCACAAATTACAAGTGTATTTAATAAAAATCCATTGGAAAATAAATTATTCAAAACACTTAATTTAGAATCAGATTCACCATGGTCTGTGAATTTACAAACAGATATACAAAACAATGGGTTTGTAGATTCTACGTGGTTTGAAAAAAAAGAAGGAGCATATTTTGCTTATCTTAGAAAAACTGGCTATATACCTGCGGAGGCAGACACACTTGCTTTACGTTCCGCAAATGGTATAGGAAAAGCAGCAAGCTGGTCTAGCCAAAGCAATGTGTTGACTGTTAATTTTTCTACCAATCCTTTAATAGACATAGGTAGTATCGTAAGTATTGGAGATTATTTGTATTTTTCTGAACCCGCTTACACTACAATAAAATTTGCTGGCCAAATAACTAATATAGAAGTAAATCTAGCCAGTGGAATAAACAGATTATTTGTTAATACTGAGATATCTGGAGCTCAACCTATTAGTGTAGCTGACCCTTATATTTTATATATTAAAAACATGGAAGCAGAAACTCATGGAATGTTAGGACATCTTCTTAATTTCTCATTAGTAAACACAAACACTACAGCTACTGAGCTATTTGCCATAGAGAGTGATGTAATGAAAAGTTATCCTTAAAATTAGTATCTTTGATATAGTATGAATTTGGGTATAAGGGAATTAAATGAATCTGATTATGAAGACGTATTAGTAAGGTGGTGGAAAGATTGGGGTTGGAAAGAAGCTCCACAAAAAAAATTTTTACCAGATAACGGCAAAGGCGGTTTGATGGTAACGTTAGAAGACAAGCCTGTATGCGCAGGGTTTATTTATTTTGCAAGTAATGCAGATGTAGCTTGGGTTGAATGGATTGTTTCTGACAGAAATATAAAAGAAAATAGAGACGAAGCTTTGAATTATTTATTAGAAACTTTAATAGGGTATTGTGAAGAACTGGGCGTTGAGTATTTGTTTTCTAATAATAACAATCAAAATTTAATAAATAAGTTTTTAAATTTAGGTTTTATAAAAGGAAGTCAAACAACAGAATTAATTAAAAAAATATAATATGGCAGCAGGTACAGCAGTAGGAAGTATTTTAGCAGGAATAGGTACTACAGCCGCAAAGATAATGCCAGGTGTAGCTAAGGCAGCAGCAGCTGGCGGCAAAACATTTGGTGGACAATTATTAAAGATGGCTCCTAAAGCCCTAGCAGATGTTGCTTCAGTAGCAATTCCTTTGGCTTCAACAGGTTTTAGTTTTGCTCAGGCAAGACAATCAGGAGAGCAAATAAAAGAAGGACAAGCAGCTCGTGACGAAGCGTTTCAGCAAACCATGGATTCTTTAAGTAGAGATAGGTTTGCAAATGTGTCATATTCTACTAGAGGTTTAGAAAGAGGAATGGATACTGCCACAGCAATCGCTAGCAATCTTATATCGAGAAGAAGCGACCAAGGAGGTAGAGGAGTTTATGGAGGGGGTAGAGACTTACAGCAAGTTCAAGACTTTATGCAAAGAGCAGCTGTTACGTTTGATGATAAAGCTACTAATCTTGCATTGAACAAAGCAATGGCTGCACAAAGAGCTGATGAAAAAATGGCTGATGTGCAATTAAAAAATTTAATAGGATTACAAAATGAGCTTCAAGCTAACAGAAATTTACAAAGTGCTTATTTAGGCTCAGGTATTCAAGGTTTAACCACTGCTCTTGCAGGATTACAATCTGTAGACCCTGACTTTGGAGACCCTGAAGAATTAGTAGAAGATATAGTAGACCCTAATAATACACAAAACTCTTTTGGTCCAGCAGGTGGTGGTGGTGGAGGCTATGTTCAACCAGGAGGTCTTAGTTAAAAAATAAATTATGCCAGTAGGATACGGATACTCAGCAGATACACAACCAGTTTTTATAGACTGGGCAAAAATAAGTAAAGATTTTACTGACCAAGTTCAAGCTAGAAAAGATATAGCTGAAAAAGAAAAAGAAAGCATTTTACAAAATCGAAAAGATTTTAATCAAACTTTAATAGACAGACCCTCTGGACAAAACGAAGTTGCTAATTCAGTTCTTTCTGCTACGGCCACACAAATAAAAGATACCTCGGTTAATAATTTTAATAGATACAAAAACAAAGAGATTACATTACAGCAATATAAAAACTTTGAAAACAATCTAAATTCAGGAACTGATTTGTTTTTTGATGCAGTAAAAAATTATAATCAAAACTTTAACGAGTTTGCAACACGTGCTCAAAACGGTTCAGCTTCCCAAGTAGAGGTATTTATGCACGAATTAATGCAGAACTATACAGATTTTGGCCGTATTCAAGTAAACGTTAATCCTAATAATGGAAGTTTAATATTTGCACAACTAGACAAAGATGGAAACGTAACTGACAAAACCTTAGATGTATCTCAAATAGGATACTTTTCAAAATACAAACGGGACAAATACAATATAGATGCAGCAGTTGGAAACATTGCACAAGGGTTGGGTAATAAATTTATTCAAGACAGTGCGGGTAACAGCCTTAAGTATCAAGGTATGATGTATGATGAACTTATTACCAATGAAACATTAATGAAAGGTTTAGATTTAGAAGTACAGTCTTTAATAGACCAAGACTCTGAAATCGAAAGTGTGTTAGCTGATAGCATGGGATATAAAATTGTAACAGAAAAGACTGACAATCCAAATGAACTATACTTTAATCAAGACGCTAATGTCTTTGAAATTACTGATGGACAAAAACAAGCAGCGTTTCAACACGTAAGAGACAAGCTTGCAAGAGCAATTACAGTTGAACGTAAAGCTGCTCCTGATGAAAAGCCAAAGGATAAAACAAGAGAAACAATTGATATAATTAATACTGTAAGATTAGCAGGAGGTAAGGTTGACAAAAATTTATTTACACAGTTGCTTAAAGATTTAGGATTAGACGACAAGCAAATTGCTGATACATTCCCTGATGGTATAGATGATAATTCTTTTTCTGAATTTAATACAGATTTAACAGGCTTTGTTTCAGGAATAACAGCTGATACTTTAAATCAAGCTGTTTCTGATAGTAAACCTGGTGCCTTAACTAACCAATTAAGAAAGTTAAGACAATTAGGTATAGGGGCTAATTATGAAGACGCTTCAAAACTTGATAGAAATTATGCGAAACAAAATAATCAACCAGAGCCATTAGGGTTTATATCAATAAATGCTTTAAATGGAGATGATGAAAACGCATTTAGAATCCCTCTTACTGAAGGTTTAGATATATTAGATTTATATGATGAAATAGTTTCTCAAATTCCTATTTACGCATCGCCAGCAGATATAGCATTTAGATTAGAAATGATAAATAGTAGGGTTACAGCTGGTAAAAATAGACCTCCTGGTGATTTATTATTTATGCCCAAAAATTAAATGGAACAACTAGAAAAATTATACAATCTTTATCTTGAATCTGGGTTGATTAGTGCTGAAGTTACGTTAGAACAATTTTCAGATTCTAATAGAGAACAACAAGCAGGTTTATTTGATTTAGGAGGGCAAGCAGGTTTATTTGAAGATACATCTTTTGACCAGTTTGAAACTGCATTTGCAAAAAAAAAAATCGAAGACGAACCTACGGATTTACCATCGGGGGCTGGTGGGTTGGATTCGTCCGCAGAATCATTACTTAATTCCGGCCGTGAATATGACACTCTCTCAATAAAAATAGCCAATCTTCAAAACGAAATTAAAGAACAACAAGATGTGCCTTTAACTGATGAAGAGCAGAAAAGATTTCCACTAGGTAAGCCTGCAATTGAAACTCCTGAAATGGCACAGTTAGACTCTTTAATAAATCAAAGAGACAGGCTTTTAAAAAACATAGACCAGCGTGTTAAAGATACACCTTCTTCTCCTGTAGTTACAAAAGAATTAGAAAGAGAGAAAGAAATGGATATAGTAGATGTAGCATTAGAGTTTCCAGATTTAGACTACAATAAACTTAATGCAACTGGTCGTGTAAAGATAGATGAAATAGCGGCTAAGTATAATCAATCACCAGAAAATTTTTTATTTGACGTTAAGACTAAAAAGAATAAAATATCCTCCATGACTTATATGCAAAAAATAGGAAATGATTTAGCTGCAGGAGATAAGTCTTTAGGAGAAATGTTGGTAAGTGTACCTGGAACTATATATTCTATGGCTAATGTTGTAAGCTCGAGGGTAATTAAAGAGTTGGGTATGTTGGGCATTGATATGGAAGACAATATAACTGAAGACCAATTTGAACAATTAATAGGAACAGGTCCGTTACTTAAAAAATTAGTTGAAGAGCAAGAGTATAGGAGAAAAAAAGGAGATATATGGAATCAATCACAAGGTATTGAAGGTGGTGTTACTGATAACTTTAAAGCTGGTAATTATTCAGATGGCTTTAAACAGTTAGGGGGTATGCTTGCGGAAAGTGCACCGGTCACTATAGGAATAATGATGGCTTCTTTTTCTGGACTTGGAATAGGGCAAGTAGCTAGAGGAGGTACAATTGCTATGGCAGGACCAGAGCTTAGACAACAAAGAGAAAACAATCCAGAGCAAACAGAGGCAATGAGTGTGTTTAAAGCTTTAGGTTTAGGGGGGGCTGAAATGGTTTTCTCTGCTATATCAAGTGGGTCTCTTGGTAAAGTATATAAAGAAATAATTTTTAAAGAAGGTATAAAAAAAGGAAGTCAAACTTTTCAAAAAGGAATAGTCTCTATGTATCAAGAGGCTCTTAAAAAATATGGTGCGGGTGCCGCAGTGGTTGGAGAAGGAATAGAAGAAGTTGCAACACAAATGACTCAAAATTTAATTAATGGTAGGCCTGCATTAGAAGGTGTGCCTGATGCGTTTACTGTGGGAGTTGCAGGTGGAGCTCTTTATGGTTCGCCTATTAGTATAAATAATAATGTTATCAAACCTTTAAACGAAGCTGTATCAAGAACAAAAATAAACACTGTATTAGAGTCTTCTGAATTTAATAATATAACCGAAGCTTTTCAAAATCCTACAATAGGAGATTTACAATTTGATTTATCTAAAGTTAAAAGGGCAGACCAAATATTAGATAAAGAGTTAAAGAAAAGAGTAAGGTCGGGAGAGATGACACAAGAAGAAGCAGCTAAAATAAAACAAAACTTTTATGACACTACAGTTATAGATGTTAAACTTGATGCCACAGAATTAACAGGAGAACAAAAAGTGAAAGCCGCTAATTTAATAAGAGAAAGAGACGGCTTACAACAAAAAGTAAATGAGATTGACGATGCGTCATTAAGCACTGTAGAACAAGAAAGAATTACTGAGATTGATTCTGAGTTAGCTTCGTTATCTACAATTACGGTAACTGAAAGTGTCGCAGGCGACACTCCTTCAATTAATGTTGCGCCATTATTTGACACCACTATAGAAACAGTTGAGCAGGCTGTTGAGCTTAGACAAGGTGAAAAATACCAGCAGCAAATACAAACTATCAATGATGTACTTAATGACTTTGGAGTTACAGGAACAATCGAAGAAGCCATAGGTGGATATA